TTAGCCATGCGTTCCTGATCTTGGAATGGAACCAATTCATTGCTCATTGTCTTAACTCCGGTGGCGTTGCGCGGCCTGCGGCCTTGGCGCGTTTCATGTAGTCAATGATCATGTCCATGCTCTGATGATAAGCACGGTCAGTTGGCGTGGCGCTTGTGACTACAGCGTCGATAGCCAGCACCAAGAAGAAGCAAGCCTCGTCGGCGGTGTAGCCTGTCACAACGTCGATCAGCTTCTTAGCGACACGTTCTTTCTCTTCTACGTTCATGGCTCACCTCACTTGATCAGGAAGCGGCGTGAGCCAGACTTCTCTACGCAGAACTGATCGTAGATGTTGGGCATAGCTTTCTTGAGTAAATCAGCGTCGAAGCGTTTGCTGCTCTTGGCTGACTTCCATGTTGCAAGCGTCTCGCCTGCCATTGTCTCAAGGATGGCCTTGTTGCCCATAAAGTTCTGGATGGCTGTGATGTATTCAGCCTCATGAGCTTCAAGGGTTTTGATCTGTTCTTTGATCTGCTTCAGTTTGGCGCAGGCTTGTTCGAACATAGCGTTGGCAACGATGTATGTGCCATCATCATGACGGTAGATCATGCGAGCCTGATCCGGCGTTTCTGCGGGTGGCGTATATTTGTTCACGCACATAGCCCACCAAGCGGCTGCTCGCTTTAGAAAGTCTTCTTTCTGAAAGCTATCAAATTCGAGCTTCCACCAGCGAAACCTTTGTCCCCCGAACAGCACTGCGAAATAAACGTGGTCAACGTCATAGACGCAGGCTTCGTGTAGACACTGGATGTAATCGGCCTCTGGGAGCTTAATAGGCTCATCAGGTTCAGAATACTTGTTGATGAGTGCTGCATTGAAGTTTTTAACTTCGAGCAGTCCCCCATCGCTTGTTTGGAAATCAAAGTGTGCGCGGAGCCACGGCTCAGTTTTGTGTGTTCCGGCAATTTCAAGCTCCTGTGTTCCGATGCCTGTGGCTTCTTCAAATAGCTTGGCGATGACGGGCTGCATCTTGAGACCCATCTGAACAGCCTCAACCTCGCTGAGATCGTCGCGTTCCTTCTCGCCACGCTTCTCAAGCAGAACGTCAATCAAATGCCCAGACACAGCTCGACGGCTGTCTGTGGCCCACCATGCAGACGCACGGCTTTCCTGTGAGAAATCTTGGCTCATTGGCGCGCCTCCATCATGGCATCAGCAATTTCGTAAGCACCTTTCGCATAAGCTTTAATTTTCCACGTTGGATACCTTGCCATCGCAGCAGGAAGCGCCGCCATTGCGAACTGGTCGCGCAGCGTTGGTTGGTCGCCAACAACCATGCGAGGGATTAGTGCGCTCTCAATAAACTGCCGTTGCTTGTCCAGCAGCGTCTCATATTCGTTCATGATGTTCCCTTTCCACTTCGCCCCCAACGGCGACACAAATATACTTATATAACGCAACTTGCGCTGTCAACTGCGTTTGTGTATAAGCTACACATCAGGAGGTGATCTTATGATCCGCAAACAAATGTTGATCTCGCCAGAGTTGCAGGAAAAGATTAGAGAGTTCCGGTTCAATTATAAGTTCGATACGGAAATGGACGCCCTAAGAACGCTCCTGTCCGTGGGCCTAAGCGTGTATGAGGAAAGGGAAAATGATGTTCGACACGGTGGAGGAACTTCAGAACCACTACAAAGCGGTGAGGAAGCGCATCGAAGCGAAGAAGCCGCCAGCACCTAAACCACAGGCTATAGAACAACCTAAGCCGTTGGCTTTGCCTGATAATCCTATACTTATCCACAAGACTAGACAAAAGTATAAGATAGAAAATTTTGCGTTCATCAAGATTGAGCGTGAGGGCACTGACAAACTCACTTATCAACAGGTTGTCCACATAGTCTGTCGTGAGTTTGATCTGACCCCAAAGCTCTTATTTGGACGCAGACGGACGAGAGAGCTTGTGGAAATCAGGCATCTATGTTGGGCCATCGCTCGCGTAATGTGTCCGCATCTGAGCTTGCCGCAGATCGGGAAAGCTTCTTGTGGCTTCGATCATACCAGCGTTTTGCATGGCATATCGAAGGCTAAGGACAGGGCCAAGCCATTCATAAAAGCATTGCAAAGTGGGGAATTGAAGGTAGATTGAAAGAAGAAGGGCGCGGCTGGAAAGGGAATTAACCGCCGCGCCCCGATACAACGTCGCACTGTGGCTGCGCGTTGACTGACCCTACTAATAGCAGGGGTCGGCTCATCGTGCAACTAAAACATAAGGTTTTGGTTTAGATGGGCATTAAGAATTTATCCGACACGATCAAGGCCATGATGGCTGCTGGCTGCACCCCTGAGCAGATCGGCGCTGTGCTGGATGTTCACGCGAAAGCCGACGAAGAAGAGCGCGAGCGCCAGCGCGAAAAGGAACGTCTGAAGAAGCGCCGTCAACGTGCTTTGTCCCCTAATGTCCCCCGGGACACACAGGGACACCCGGGGACACCTAGGGACACCGGGGACCTTTCTCCCCTTAATGGTTCTCCCCCCACGCCTATATATAAAAACAATACCCCCCTCTCCTTAAACCCCACTATCAAACGCTCAACGGCGTTGAGCCAGTTCGAAACCTTTTGGAAGGCTTACCCGCGCAAGGTTGGCAAAGGTGCTGCTCAAAAGGCTTGGGCTATGGCTGTGCGGAAGGCTGACCCCGAAAGAATTGTCGAGGGCGTCGAGCGCTACCCGTGGCCGGAAGACCCTAGCTTCGTGCCTCATGCTTCGACTTGGTTGAACGGTCAAAGATGGGAGGACGAATTACCGGGAATGAAGCCGCGTAAATTGAGCCAAGCGGAGCTGGACGAACAAGAGGCTAAGCGGATTGAGTTTTTGAAAGACCTACACAGGAGAGCGGGACATGTTTCAGAAAACAACTAAGCCGGAGAAAGAGCTTCCCGAATGGGACAAGGCCGCATTGGCCTATGCCAAGAGCCGACTGAACGACGACGGAACCATTGGAGCCATTGTCAAAGCTGGTCATGCCGGAGATGAATGGGTTCGGTATTTTAAGCACATCAAGATGCGCTCACGCGCGAGCTTCATCGACCACCTATTAAGGAATGGCGGCTCCGCGACCCTGCCCACGCAATTCCCCCACGAATACGACCCCACCTTCATCCCGGGCATCTATCGACCAGACAAGACCGACAAAAAGGCACAAAAAAACCGACCCCCCGTAGAGGATCGGCTGCGCTGGTGGGATAAATAGGGCCGTAACGGGCTGACGTTTGGCCTACAGCGGGGTTGAGCGTTCGCTTGGGTGTAGGATAGCGTCGAACATGCGATAGGCCCTGTTGTCCTTCCTTGCCTGTTCTGCTGCGTCGAGGTGCTGGATAACGTCAGCCTCAGACCAAACGTCGGACCTGTTAGGCTCGCGGTTCCTCAGCTCGCAAAAATAGCGCCACAGCTCAGGGTTAACGTCGCTGCACGGTTCAAGGCGTGGTGTTTCCGGTGTTTCGGGTCTCATGTTATCCCTTTCGATTAAAAGACCAGTGCGCCAAATTGCGCTCTGGTGTTGCCAGCCATTCGTTAGCGTTAGTGAAGACGCGCAGAGTGTAACCCCTGCTGGCCTTGCATCTGGTGGGCTTGCTGACGCCTAACTTGTAGAAATAGGCTCCGGCATCGAAGGCCAGCCATGCCGGGCTAGACCACAGGTAGGGGTTATCAATTTGCGGGTCGGCTGCGTTCCAGCCTTCGAGAAAAGCTTCTGTCAAATCCATGTCAGCCTCCGATGGCAATGGAAAGAACCCAAATGGCGAAGACGACGACGACAGCAACGCCTAGTTCAACGATAGCTGCGAGCATGTCTTAAGCCTCCTCTTCTGCATAAGTTTCGAGCATTGCCTCAGCAATTTCCCGCCAATTTACGTCGCCAATGAAAGCGCAGGCATATTCGAAGGCTAATCCCCCCTCCGGGCATGTTTCTAAAAGCATTTCATAACAATAGGTTTTTAGAACGTCAGCTAAATCGAATTTGTCTAGACGGTTCCAGCCCATTTCACGCGGGTCTAGACCGTCGATCATTTCAAGATTGACGCGCCATGTTTCATAGTTTGTCCAGCCATTATAAGACATTGGAATTCCCTTTCCATTCGATTGCCTCATGACAATCCATAACCCGGCGCTATTAACACCGGGTTAAAGCTTGTCACGCAGCTTTAGCGACGCTGGAACCGATTACATTGGCCCATGCCGGAGGCTGTTTCATTGGGTTAGACCAACGGAATGGCATTAGAACCCCAAAGCCTTGGAAAGTTGCCCCCTCTGGCACAAAATCAACCAATGCCGGAGACCCGCCATTGTGACAAATGCAGATAGCATTTTCGGCTTTTTTGCCTGTAATCAAAGCTTTAGCCTTTCCAAACAAAGCGACGTAAGACGGATTAAACTGGGCAGCTTCGCCATTCACGCTTGCAGGAATGACCCGGCGGGCATCAGGGAATGTTCCATCAACCCGGTGTTCGGTGTAGGTGACGCCCATGTAATTGATGGAAACTGACAAGCCGTCCGCTGCTAGCTCGATCGACGCAATATCGGAATGACGCCCAAGCTTAACCCGTTCCAAAAGGCTAATTGGAATGATGAACGGACCCCAGTCCGGCGCAGTTTCAGCGTCAAGATAATCGTGCCGGCAAATTGCCAGATAATGCCCATTCGTCGCTGTCATCACAAAGCCGTTTGGCTGCGCTTCGATATTAACGCCTTTCAAATAATAGCGGGTTTCATCTGTCGAGACGAACATGGCGACAGTCTTCAAAGCTTTAAGATTGATCTGCATGGCTTTCCCTTTCCATTGTGAAGCCAAAACGGCTTCCGAATAGGGGAGAGTGCAAACCCTCCCCCATGCAGGAACCGTCAGGCATCGACCATTGCGTGCCATTCGTTCCACAGCGAATTGATTGCCTCGTTGTCGTAATAGTCGGCCACCAGCTCCGGCGCAGAGTTTCCCCAGACCAAAAACAGACCGCCCACCTTTGCGCCATCTGCATCACGCAACAGGAGCTCATCTGCCCATGTCGTGCCCAAGGCTGACAGAATGGCTCGACGGTTGTTAGAAGCCTTCAGCGTCCATTCTTCGCCATCGTAAAGGCTGACAGTCCAGCCTCGCGCCAGGATCAAACTAACCAGTTTGCGAGCTGCTGCTGCTTCTTCGAGGCTGACGTTTTCGAGTGCTTTTGTCATGACGTTTCCCTTTCCTGACAGTGAGCAAATCGCTCAACATGTGCAGGATACATCGTGCTCTACTCTCATGTAAAGCGATAATATTATATATAGATATATGATCTGTAGTGTTTTGGTTATTAGTTAGTAAACCTACAGCTCGTTTCGGAAACGTGATGAAAGAGCCTCCCGCCCCGCGCGCCACTGAAATGCGCGTGATGACCCTGCTTTGGGTTTGGGAATGGACACCGACACCTTCCCACCGGGCCTCCTCCCGCACCTCCTCCCCCAGAACCTTGGCTATGGCTTTGGTTTGGCTTGGCTGCGTCATCCACAGGCCCTCCCCTGCCCAGATCGATGGGTCGCGGGGGCTGTGGGGGTGTGCACCCAACTCTTTTCCCCCCCAAAAAATTTCTTGGTTTTTTTAATTGGTGGTTTAGTATGGGGTTTATGTTTCAGATAGAGAGTGGGGTAGAGATACCTCCGCAGTCACAGCCATTGAGGAAGACGAAGTACCCGTTCAATCGTTTGAACGTGGGTGACAGCTTTGTGTTTCCGGTTAGCACTGACGAGGATCGGGAAGCGGTTCAGAACCGTTTGCAGTCTGCTGCGGCCAACTGGGGGCGTTCTCGTGGGATGCGGTTTGTGACCCGTAGAGTGACGCAGGGGATTAGGGTCTGGCGAGTTAAGTGACGCCTTAGGGGACAACATGAAAATCTTGGTAACTGGTGGCGCTGGCTTCCTTGGGTCGCATCTGTGTGAGCGGCTGGTCAAGGAAGGCCATGATGTGACTTGTCTGGATAATTTTGTCACGGGCAGTCCGCAGAACATCGTGGACATCGAAAATCTTGGCCTGATTAGGGGCGATGTAAGCGAGCGTCTTGAGGGCGAATACGATCAAATTTACAACATGGCTTGCCCGGCTTCTCCGGTGGCTTATCAGCGTGACCCTTTAGGAACGATGATGACCAATGTTATGGGGATGTGGAACGTTCTGAATTTGGCCGATTGGGAGAAGTCGCGGGTGCTGCAAGCCTCGACCTCGGAAGTCTATGGCGATCCCACCGTCAGCCCGCAGCGCGAGAGCTACTGGGGCAACGTCAACCCTATCGGCATCCGTGCCTGCTATGACGAAGGCAAGCGGGCGGCTGAAACGCTGTGCTTTGACTTCGAGCGGCAGTACGGGACTGAGGTCAGGGTGGCGCGTATCTTCAACACCTATGGCCCTCGGATGGCTATTGACGATGGCCGTGTCGTCTCGAACTTCATCGTGCAGGCTTTGCGGGGCGAGCCGATCACCATCTACGGAGACGGCTATCAAAGCCGATCTTTCTGCTACGTCGATGACCTGATCGAAGGTCTGATCCGGCTCATGAACTACGATCAGTCGATTGGCCCTGTAAACATCGGTAATCCGATGGAGTTCTCCATGCTTGAGCTTGCTGAGCTGGTCACAGAGGTCACAGGCTCGTTCAGCCCTATCGTCTTCAAGGACTTGCCGCAGGACGACCCCAAGCAGCGCAGGCCCGACATCAGCAAAGCTAGAACAGCTCTGGATTGGCGTCCTCGCACAGAACTGCTTGAAGGACTTGAGAAGACCGCAGCCTATTTCCGTGAGGTGCTAAAATGAAAACAGTCGCAGTCGTCACGGCAACCACGGGCCGAAAAGAACTTTACAAAGCCATAGATAGTGTCAGACAGCAGACCTATCCGTGCCGTCACTATGTCTTTGTAGATGGCGAAGCCGACAAATCTAATTTGTACTATGAACTGACAAACACTGAACTTTTCTATCTGCCCGTTCGCACAGGCGGCAACGGCATGATGAACGGCGGCATTGTGGCCGCGTCGGCTTTCCTTGTTCAAGAAGACCTGATCTGCTGGCTGGACGATGATAACTGGTTCGAGCCGGACCACATTGAAAAGCTTGTAGAAGCCAAGGGTGATAAACCGTATGCGTATTCTCTCCGCGCTCTACGCAACAGCGATGGTTCTTTCTTTGCCAACGATGACTTTGAAAGCATCGGGCATCACGGCAGCTTTATTGACCTTAACTGTTATCTGATGGAGCGCAACATCGCCGTTCAGATTGCCCCGCTCTGGTACAAGACCACGGGCGAATTGATGATTGGCGACCGCTTCGTGTATCAGGCTCTTCGAGAGAATAATTTAGAGAGCGCTTGCTCCGGCTTGTACAGCCTCAACTACCGCCTAAATGACAAGCGCGACCTTCGCGGTTTCTTCTTCGAAGGCAATATCAAGACACGCGCACAGTTCCCAGACGGCTTTCCGTGGGCAAAGGACACCAAATGAGCATTGCAGATGCCGCTATTGCCCGTATGCGCGGGCCTCGCAACATGCACATCATTTGCATTGATGTAACTAACAAATGCGATCTTGCTTGCTCTAATTGCACCCGATTGCTCGAAAATCAGGATCATTTCTGGGATATTACGCCTGAGAACTTCCGGCTGGCCTTGCGTAGCCTCAAAGGTTACTGGGGCGTTATCGCCATGATCGGCGGCAATCCTTGTATGCACAAAAACTTTGCGGAGCTGTGCCAAATCTTCGAAGAAGAAGTTCCTAACAAACTTCAGCGCGGGCTTTGGACAAACAATTACTTCAAGCATCGCGAGCTTTGCGAGAAAACATTCGGCACTTTCAATCTGAACAGCCACGGAGAACAACGTGCGGAAGAAGGACTTACTGAGCTGGCAACCGCTGCTCGAAGCACTGGCGGCGTTGCTTGGAATTATAGCGGCCATTCTGACCATGCTCCTCTTCTCACAGCCGTAAAAGACCTATACCCAGAACAAGAGATGTGGGACCGCATCGCCAACTGCGACATCAATCGCGAATGGTCGGCCTCTATCGTCCAGAACAAGGGCGAGCTTCGTGCTTACTTCTGCGAAGTCGCGGCATCGTTTGATCTGGCTCGCGGCACAGACCACGGTATGCCTCTGACTGAAGGCTGGTGGAACAAACAGATCACCGACTTCTCAGATCAAGTAAAGCGCTTCTGCCCCGGCTGCGGTGTGCCTGCAAAGCAGAAGGGCAACAAGGACTACGAAGAGATTGACACATACACAGACAGCAATGCTGATCTGGCCGTGAAATCTCTTGCTAAGAAAAACCGCAAGATCATTCACCTTGACGCTACACAAAAAGAAGAAGTGAATAAGCGGGTCACGCTCTACAACTCTGGTCAATAAAATGAAATTCAACCTTGAGCATTTCTATGCCTTCTGCCGCCAGCTTCGTATCGAAACGAAGGAAGAGGGGCTGAAGAAGATGGAAAGGTTACTTGGCACTCAGACCTACACGATGGGCGAGATTGCCAAAGGGCTTGAGGATGATTGCCATTTCTTTGTGATCCTTAAAGGTCGTCAGCTTGGTATTACTACGATCAGCCTAGCTCTCGACCTCTACTGGCACTTTATCAATCCCGGCTTGCAAGGCACGTTGACGACAGACACGGAAGAAAACCGTGACATGTTCCGTTCAACGCTTGCCATGTATCTCGACGGTTTGCCGCGAGAATACAAAATTCCTGCGGTGGCCCATAACCGTAACCAGCTTCAGCTTAAAAACCGCTCGCGTCTGTTTTATCAAGTCGCGGGCCTTCGAGCGAAAGGCTCTCTCGGACGCGGCAAGGCTATTACTTACTTGCACGGCACTGAGACGAGTTCGTGGGGCGATGAGGAAGGTCTTGCGTCCCTCCTTGCCTCGCTCGCAGAAACCAACCCGCTGCGTCTGTACATGTTCGAAAGCACCGCTCGCGGCTTCAACATGTTTCACGACATGTATGTGACCGCTAAACGCGCTCGCACACAACGCGCTATCTTCTGCGGCTGGTGGCGCAACGAATACTATTCTGCTGATCCCAACTCTGACGTTTACAAAGTCTATTGGGACGGAAAGCTCACAGGCGAAGAGAAAGAATGGGTTCGCGACATCAAGAAGCTTTACGGCATTGAGATCAACTCGCGCCAGATTGCGTGGTGGCGTTGGAAAATGATGGAGGGCATCAAAGACGATGCTCTCATGTATCAAGAGTTTCCTCCGACAGAAGACTATGCTTTTGTGATGACAGGCTCATCGTTCTTCTCGAACGCTCGCTGCACAGATGCGGTAAAAGATGCGAAGAAGGACAAGCCTGATTGCTATCGCTATGTCATGGGGATGAACTTTGAAGACACAGAAGTCATCAAGTGCAGAGAAGAAACTGCCACCCTCAAAGTCTGGGAAGAACCAATCGACACAGCTTATTACGTTATTGGCGCTGACCCTGCTTATGGGTCTTCAGATTGGGCTGATAGATTTGTTGTTCAAGTCTATCGTTGTTACGCAGACGGACTTGAACAGGTTGCTGAGTTTGCTACGTCTGAAATGAACACCTATCAATTTGCGTGGGTCATCGCGCATCTTGCTGGCGCTTACAAGAACTCGACGCTGAACCTTGAAGTCAACGGACCCGGCCAGCCTGTTCTTCAAGAGCTTCGCAACCTCAAGCGTCATGCGGCTGCGGTCGGCGGCGCTCGCGGCAATGATCTAATGGACGTTCTCTCTCACATGCAGAACTACATCTGGCGTAAGAACGACACACTGTCTGGCCCCGGCACAAGCATCGGCTGGCTAACCACACACGCAACTAAAGAACGCATGTTGTCCTACATGAAGGATTACTTCGAGCGCGGCATGATGCGGATCAGGTCAATCGACTGCATCGAAGAAATGAAAACCATCCGGCGCGACGGTGGAACTATTGCAGCTCCCGGCAGACAGAAAGATGACCGCGTGATTGCAACCGCACTTGCTGCGGCGGCTTTTGCTGAACAGGTGCAGCCGCGTTTGATTGCTATGAAGCTCACCCGCGCTGTGTCGAAAGGCATGGAAGACTTCACACCAGAAGAAATAGCCACGGGACGAAACGTGTCTAGTTATCTCCGCAAGATTGGAATGTACGGCCAATGAATGATGTTCTGAGCAAAGCAGAAATTTACCGCCGGATGGCCCGCTATCTCGAAGAAGAAGATCGGGTCATGAGTGTCAAATTTTTGGCAGAACTGGCTGGCCTATCTGAGCGGCTGATCTTTGGCATCTTCATTGGCGACACGCACGCCATGTCTGAAGAGACACAGGTTCGTATGTCTCGCGCCCTGATGCGACTTGAGCGCGGCGATGTGACGGTCATGCGTAATCGCAACCGCACCAAGTATCTGCAATACAACCGCGACCCTAAGCCCCGCATGGTCCGTGGATATGGCTTGAAATTAGACGGGGGTAAGATTACCCTTAACATTGGGGTTAAGAATAGAGCTGATTTTTCTAAACCCACCTTCAAAGAACAAATGGAGAGCTAAAATGGGTATTCTTCGTTCCTACAAATGCCCTCGACACGGCTTTTTTGAAGCTTGGGAGCCTCTTTGCGAGCATGGATGCACAGATGTGGCCCAAGTCTTCCTTCGCGCCCCATCTATGCGCGATAGCACCAAAACGGGGCGTACAAAGAGAAATGACAACAACCTCAAGCAGTTAGCTGTTGATTTTGGCATGACAGACATCAAATCTGTGCGTGAAGGCGAGGCTCAACCGGGTTATTTGACCCGCAACAACGCCAAAGTCAGCAAGCAAGAAGAGGAAGCAGCCATTGCCGCCAAGATGAATGGCGTGATGTGGGGCGAAGCTGGCACTGGAATGTTTAATATGCAAAACATGTTGTCTGGCGGCGCGGTCAGGTCGGCTATGGGTGAGCCAGTTGGCTTTAATCCAAAAGATGCTAATCTCCCGTCGAACCTCCCGACAATCGTTCATGCGAATGACCCAACGCTGAAGATCGAAAAATGAGAATTCCAAAAGACCTCAACCATCGCGAAGAGTTCTATCTGGACCTTGTTCGCAAGTGTAAGGTTTCTTTTGAGGAGCGTAAGGCCGACTACGAAAGCCTTCGCTCCTATTATCTTTTCGGCGCTGGCCCAGAAGAAGCTCCGGCGGCTTACAACAAAATCTATCCGCACATCGACCAGTTGGTTGCCTTCCTCTATTCGGCTGACACCACTCGCTTTGCAATCAATCTTGGCGCGTCCGCTGCTGAATACGAATACAAAAAAATTCCGCGTCTTACCCAAGTTCTTAACGACAAGTGGTCAGACAGCAACGGCGACCATGTATTTGGTTTAGCTCTAAACTGGGCTATGTGCTT